AGAAACATACAATGGATACTGGGAGTTTAACTTTGGTGTTCTGGGTGTAACAGGTAAAAACCCTGTGAACGGTGAAGTTATTCGTGTTACCTACCTTAGAACAAATGGTATTGATGCAAACGGTGCGTCAACCTTTACTCCATCTTCTACACTTGCTGTTACTGGATTTGGTAGTAAGACATTGAATACTGTAGTAAGAAGAGGCACAAAATCTTCATTTGGTGCAGATAAAGAAAGTCCTGAATCTATTAGAGCAAATGCTCCACTTTCATATCTTGCGCAAAACAGATTGGTTGCTGCTAACGATTATAGAGGTGTTATTGCCAATGGTGTTCCGGGTATTAAGTCTATCAATGCATGGGGTGGAGAAGATAATGTTCCTGCCAAGTATGGTAAGACTATCATTTCTATTGTATATGAAAGTGATGTTAGTGCAGTCCAGAAGGCTGCTCTACAGACCCTTATCAAAAATAACTTGACTGATCCGTTGTCAGTAGTTGGTGTTGAGGCAGAGTTTGTTGACCCAACATTTATTTACTTGGACGTGATTACAAACTTTAGATACAATCAGTCTTTGACTAACTTAACTAGAGATGCAATCCAAACTAAGATTGTTGGTGAGGTAAATTCTTACTTTGCTGTAAACTCTGGGAAGTTTAATGATACAATTAGAAAATCTAAACTAACATCTCAAATTGATGCTTCTGATCCTTCTATCTTGGGGTCAGATATTGATATCAAAATGTCTGCTAGATTTACTCCATTACAGAACCCGACTACAGGAAATTTTGTTAGAACAGATTATACAATTAACTTTATTAACAATATTCAATCACCCTTGATGCAAGTTCCAAGTATTAGTAGTGATAGATTTGTTGTAAATGGTATTTCTTGTAGCATTAGAAATGCACCACTACACTCGACTACACTTCAAGCTATTGATATTCAAGGTAATGTAGTTATTTCAAACGTTGGTAACTATGAACCAACTACAGGTAAAGTTAATCTAGTAGGGTTCTTAATTGATTCTATTTCTTCTGGTAATACATATTTGACTATTACTGTTAATGCTGCTGATGATAGTACATTCAAACCTTTGAGAAATACATTGATTACTTTAGGAACAAATAGATCAGTTGGTAGTGGAGATGTAAACCAAGCATCCTCTGTAACAGGCACAACGAATTAAACAATGTCAGATACCAAAACCCTTTCAGACTTAAACAGACTAAATGTAAACCTAAAAGAATCTCAGGTTGATACTGTAGTTCCTGAACATTTCAAAGAACAGTATCCACAACTAGTAGAATTTCTGAAAGCATATTATGAGTATATTGATGGTGAAGGTGGTATTGCACATGATCTAAAAAATATCTTTACATCTAGAGACCCTGAGTCTACTTCAGATGAATTTTTGGATTTATTGTTCCAAGAAAGATCGCCGGGATTTGGTCCAACCCAATTTCCTTCTCCAAGATTTGCCTATAAGCAATTGCCTATCATCTATAAGATTAAAGGCACTAACCTGTCTATTGACCAGTTTTTTAGATATTTTTTCCAGCAAGACGTAGAACAAATATTACCTAGAAATCAAATGTTTATTGTTGGTGAAAGTGAGATAGGAGCTGAATCTTTACGATTTATCCAAGACTCATATTTTTATCAAATCTTTTCTATTTTGATTAAGAGTGGTATTCCTGCTACCCAATGGTTAGATTACTATAAAAGTTATCTACATCCAGCTGGGTTTGCTATTTTTACAGAAACAGCATTCGAACCTGTAGTGTCTCTTTTGCAAACACCATTGACAGAGATTATTACAGACTCTGATATTGCTGCCTCTGCTGCTACTGTTCTTGCATCTGAGGATGGTATTGCTGGTGTAGGTCTTACATCTGTTACTGCCATTGATAGTGATGCACAAAGAAGATTTGCTGTTAGTCGTGGATTTAATATCTACCAGACTGATGCTCAAGATTCTGATATTCTTAACAATTCACTTTACAATGGGCAGTATATCTCTATTGCAGACATTCTTGATCCTAACTCTAGAAGATTCAGTGATAGTGACAATAGAGAAGACATTAGATACAACCTGTCTGATTCCTTGTATGGTGGTATTACTATGGATGAAGATAGTGGAACATTTGATACTATTGGTCTCATTCCGGGTATTAGGTTCTCTAGCACAACCGAAACTATGGACGAAGGTGTGTTCCCGTTCTATAATGATTCTGGTTTAGATTCAGCAATTGGTCCATATGTTTGATATAAATAAGTTTAAGAGTTTTCATAGGAAGTAGAAATGACAAGCACACTAGATGTATTAGATTCGGACAATGTTCTTAATAGAGGCACAGTTGCTAATGACAACACTGGTGACACTCTAAGGTCTGCTGGACTTAAGATTAACAATCAGTTTGAAAATGTTGATAGTGCTATGTTCAATACATCATGGGCAGAATGGCCTGCTGGTGTAAAAGAGACTAACTCTGTTTTGCGTTATAATGGTTCTAAGTTTGTTGGAACAAACAACGTCAAGATTGACTCTGATGGTAATACTACAGTTTCAGGAACATTAGATGCAACAGGTGCTGCAACATTTTCTAATACATTATCAGTAACGTCTACTTCTACTTTTACTGACAGTGCTACATTCTCTGCTAATTTAGGTTTAGATGATAATGCTGTTCTTAATATTGGTGATGGTAATGATCTTCAGATTTACCATGATGGGTCAAATAGTTACATTAAAGATGCTGGGACTGGAAACCTAGTTCTATTGTCTAATAACTATAGTCTTAAAAATGCTGCTAATGACGAACAGATTATTTCTGCTGTAGAAGATGGTGCTGTAGAACTTTACTATAACAACACTAAAAGAATTGAAACTACTAATGTTGGCGGAACAATTACAGGTTCTTTAGTTGCTGACTCTGCTACTATTTCTGGCAACCTTACTGCTAATACTATTAGTCTAGGTGCTTCTGGAACTATTAGTGGTGATTTGACTGTAGATGGTAATATTATATTAAGTGATTCTGATGATATTACTATGCCAGATCGTTCAATGATTAAACTTGGCACAGATAGTGATTTTGCTATTCATTTCGATTCTAATAATCATGCAGTTATTGAAACTACAAAAGTAAATACTCCATTAATCTTCAAGCATAATAATGTTGAAGTGATGAGACTTACAGATGGTGGTGTAGATATATCCGGGAAGTTAAGTTATGATAGATTAGAGGAACAGAATAGTATAGTATTATCTGCGTATGGATTAATTGCGAATGGGACACAATTAACTGACATTAACATAAATAGGACACAGACCGATCCTCAAATCTATCAGTTTTTTGCAGATGATACTTGGGATAGTGTTCCTATTAATGCTGGTATTTTTGATTGCACAAAAAATGTAACTAAGATAAGAGATTTGATTGATGGTGTATTAAACTCATCAAATCAATTGGCAAAATATACAGTTAAAGTGTTTTTTAGTGTAAATACTGACACTAACACTGACAGATATCATGCAGTTCGTTTATTTGGTAGTAATGATGGAACCATAACCACCTTCAGCAATGGAACCGTTATAAGCGGTCATCTTCAATCGGGGAAAAGATTTTTGGCAGACCATAACGGTCGGGCTTATTTTGTTGAGAGATCGGAATTTGGCACGGATTGGTTAGATAATCGAGATAGTAATCTTGTCTTTATTGGCGATGGAACATACTTCGATGGCGATGAAAATGGTAACCTTAATTTAGATGCCGGGGCTGGGTTTACCAATATTGATTTGTCTGGAGGCATCAGCATCAACTTTGCTATGGAGATTTACCAAGAGAAGAGTCTTGTTCCTGTTTATTATGATGACATTACAGAATTAAAGTGATTTATACTAATGTTGCAGAACTATGATAAATATAACCAAACAACTCAATGTGTAAGTAGGTAAAATGGCAAGACAAACTTTAGATATCGGCACAAATGCTAATGACGGAACTGGTGATACACTAAGGTCTGGTGGCGAAAAGATTAATGACAACTTTGCTGAACTCTATACGACACTTGGTGGAAATAATATTGCTAGTAGTGGTATTAATGCTGCCTATGCTACTCAAACAATGAACGGAGATGGCGTTGTAAATGATTCTGATACTTTGATTTTGTTTAATAGCACTGGCACAATTGCTGCAACTCTTGGTGATGGCACATCAACTGGTGAATATAAAATCTTTTTGAATATCAACTCTGGTGTAGCAACAGTCACTCCATCTGTTGGAAAATTTGCAAATGGCACAAACTTCGCACTAAGTCAATATGGTTCTACACAAGCAGTGTGGGCGGGTTCAGACTGGTATCTAATCGGACATAAAGATTCTTCCGATACCGACGTAGTAATTACATAAGAAGAG